TCGGGCGTAGGCGATCATCCCCGGACGGAACTGCTCGACGCGATTGCCATCGTTGTCCTCGACAAAAGGCGCGACGCCCTGCTCGGCCTCCTCGGCCCCAAAGACGATCCCGACCAGGCACGCCTCGGTTTTCTTGCGCACCAGCTCCGCATGCTGCCAGTCGTCCAAGTCGCGCAGATGGCGCATGGCAGGCGTGCCCCAAGGGACACCGCGCGACTGGACCCGCTGCCGCTCGAACAGATGCACCACCCGGTCCACCGGGATCCGGACCGATTCAAATCGCCGACCGAAGGTGGTCGTCGTGCCACCCGGATGGTCAGGAAACAGCCAATACCCGGACCGGCGACCAGTGCGATCATATTCGATGCCCTGATCGATCCGCACGCCGTCGGCCCGACTGTCCATCCGAGCGGTGTCGAGGTGATCGGCCTCACGCAACTCGATCTGCAGCGGGGGAACACCAGAGCGCCGCGCCTGCGTCGGGCGCGCCAGAGCAAAGACCTCTCCGCCCTCCAGCATTTCACGCACCGCCAGGACCAGAAGCCCATGAAAGTCAGTGTGGCCATGCCGATCGCAGACCTTGCTCCAGCGATTCCACAGCGCGTCCACCGCCTTGTTCAACTCCGGATCACCCGTCGCCGCCCGTGGCCGGATGCCCGTGCCCACGATGTTGTTAACCAAGACCTGAACCGCCTGGGCTGCCATTGGATTGTTGCGCACCAGATCGCGCATCCGATCGCGCAAGACAGGACCGGCGCCTGCGATTTCCTTGTCGGCCGAATTGCCGCTGGACTGCCAGCCCTCGGTCGTGCGCCCCTTCGCGGCCGCATGGTATTCCCGCACCCGCTCCAGCGCGCCGCGCGCATAGGTCCGCCGAAGCGCCGCCTCTGGTGCGACGACCGCGATCACCCGGTCGACCAGCGGCATCCGAGGTGGTGTGTTGCTCAAGCGCGCCATCAATCCCTCCGAAAACCAGCGTAACCGGCGCTCGGCCGCTTGCGACCGGCCTGCGACGCAAGATCAGCCTCGATCGTGGCGATGATCTCGCGCATCGACCCCAGCGACCGATAGGTTGTGGTTTTTCCGTCATAGGACACGCTGGTCACGCCGGAGGCGTAAGCTGCCCGGATCGCGTCCAGTTGCGCCTCAGTGTAAGCCATCAAAACCACTTTCCGCCGCGCGCGCCCAACCAGTCGGATGAGCCTCGCGCCGCCTTTTTCGGAGCCGGTCTGTTCGGGACACCAGCAACCGCTGCCTCCACATCGCGGACGTTTAAAACCTGTTCCTCGAGCCGTTCCCAGCGCGTCACATCCCACCGATCCATGCCCATCAACCAACCGGCCGCGCGCGCGTAGACCCGGCAGTCGAGCGCCTCGTTCCGCTCGCGCGTCTTTTGCCATTCCAGCTTTTCGAACCCGTAGCGGTTCGAGACGGTCATCAGCTGCTCAGCCGTCAGCTGCTTGAGCCATTCCGCAGGCGTGCCGCGTGGGATGTGAATATACCCGGTCGGCCAGCCGCCACCCGCCGCCTGCTCCTCGTCGGTCGGCGGATTGAGGCGAAGTGAGCGATAGGTCTCGGTCTTGAACACTGCCCCCGCGACCTTCCACAGCTGCACGCCGCGCCGCAGTTTGCGACCACCCTCCGTCGTCTCCACGAAGGAGGGACCATCGACAGGCGTCGAGCGATCAAACCCACCGACGCCTTTCACAGCCAGAACCTGACCGCGCCCGACCTGCCGCACCCAGCGATAGGCCATGCCAACCGTCACACCGTCGCCAGTGTCCAGCGCCATCCGCGCCATGCTCATTTCGGCACCCGACACGTGAGGCCACGTGGTGGCGATGAACTTCGTCAGTTCGTCCCAGATCTCCGGCCGCCCGGTGTCGCCCTCGATCACCACATGATCGACCAGCCAGGACTGCATATCCCGGCCCCAACCCCAGACGTCGATCTCGATCCGATCGCGCTGGATATCGGCACCGCCAGTCAGGATCAGCACACCCTCGGGCGCCGTCCCGAGCTGCCAGTCCTCGCGCCGATCATAAAGCCGCTGCCAATCCGGAGCCTCGCCCCGCTCCTGCCAGGTTTCCCCCAGAACTGTGTTCTTGAGCGTCTTTAACGCGGAATCGTTGCCTTGCGCTGCCTCCCACGCCCGAGCGATGTTCTCCCAGGACAGCCACCCGAGCGGAGAATAGAGGCCCGATATGTGAAACCCCACGATGCCCGCTGACTCAGCCTTCGCCAGGGTCTCCGGATCGGCCGTCGCCATCCAGCAAGCGCCATTGGCCTCGGACATCATCCACGTCTTGTGCCGCTCCTCGATCAGCACCTCGCAGTGTTCGCACTTGTAGTGGACCGTCTGAGGTCGACCCTTTTCCCAGAGCAGTCGCTCGAACTGGAGCCATTGCATCCCGCCACATTCGGGGCAGGGGATGTGATACCGGCGCTGATCGCTCATCAGATATTCCCGCTCGATCCGCGACACGCCATGAACCGTTGGCGTCGAGGCAAGGAACACCTTCGAGCGATGCCCAAAGCTGTTCGTGCGTGCCTCGGCCAGCGCGACCGGATCACCCTCGCCATCAAGGTCACCCGGATAGGCATCGACCTCGTCCAAAAACACCCACCGCGCTGGCATCGAGCGCAGCCCGACCGCGCTGTTCGCCCCGGTCAGGATCAGCTGACCACCCGGAAACCGCTTGCCCAGGATCGTATTCCCCGAATCCCGCGACCGCGATGGCAGGACCAGCTCGCGCAATTCAGGGCTTTCCTCGATCAGCGGATCAATCCGCTGCTGCGACAGACGCTTTGCCAGGTCGACCGTTGGCTGCACCGCAAGGAATGGGCCAGGTGCCCGGTGCATGCAGTACCCGATCCAGTTATTGCCCGCCTCGGTTGCACCGACCTGCGCCGCCTTCATGAACACGACCCGCTGCGTTGGATCAGAAGGCGACAGCGCGTCCATGATCGCGCGCATGAACGGTGTCCGCGCGGTGCGGTACGGACCCGCCTCGGATGCGCCCCGAGATGACAGGATGCGATGCCGGTCAGCCCACTGCGAAACAGTAACCGCTGGGTCAGGAGCCAAACCCGCCAACCAGGCACGACGAAGCTGGTCAGCACCATCAAACCCATCAAGACCGGCCATGGCACTCACCTTAAGTCAATTTTTACCTCCGCCAGCTCTGCCAGATGCTCCCGCAGGAACTTGTCCAGGACCTGTTCAACCAAGTGCGGATCGGCACCCAGCTCCGCCGCCATGTTGGCCGCAACCCGAGGTGGCCAATTCAACCACGCATCCCGCTCGCGCCGCGCCAGATCGAAAACCATCGCCATTGCGCGTGGACGATCAACCAGCTCGTCCTTCATTTTCGCCAGCTTCACCTTGGCGGTCTGCGCCTTCAGGACCTCGTTCGCCATTCGCGCCCGAAGAAACGACACCTCGCCGCCACCGCCACCGCCACCAGGCACCGAATCAGCGTCCGCGTCGCGCAACGTGTCGTTCACCGAATCCAGCGCCGCGCGCGGCACCGGCTTTCGATCCCCCAAGGCTTCCTGCGCCGCCGCGGTAATAGCCGACGTCGCAACGCCCAGCGCGGTGGCATTCGGCCCGCGCTGCTTTGACGGATCAGTCTGGGCAGCCCACTGAGCGTCAGCGCGCTCGGGGTCGATGGACCCGTCGGCGTCGAGCGAGATGCGCCCGGTCTTGATGGCCTTCGCCACCGCCGTATGGCTCACCCCGCGATGCGAGGCATACTGGCGTCGCGACATGCCCATGCAGAAGACAACCCCTTAACCCGATGTTTTAGCTGTGCTTGATCGCCTACTTGCCCATCCATTGTGGCGACCCTTGTATCCGACCAGAACTTTCAGATTGCGCCTACGAGCCCTTCTTGTCGGTTCGTCGGGCTACCACGGAAGTCATCTTCCACGAACACGCACAAACGTGCCAAGACGTTATGGGTTTTGTCTCGGGGATCTGACTAGGCTAACCCATCGGCGTTTGGTCGCGCTGCATGGACGGACAGAAACCACCGTTTTTGGCGAACCACGTGAGGCTCGAAGCAAAGCTCGGACACTTGCTTGGATTGTTCGTTGAAAATGCTTGGAGGATCGCTTTCAGCAGGTCAAGCCTCACAGAAGACGGGTCATGTGGGAAATTCCGGTTGAGATGTGACGTGGGACGGTGCAATACTTGCGGAAAAACTTCGATCATCTCGTTAGCTAATGGATCCCTATCCGAAGTACCGGGGCTGTGGGTAATGTTGGCTGCATTTCAAGGAGCGGTTGAGCTGACATGCCCACGCGAAAAGAAATTTTGGAAGAACTCGGCATAAGCATGGATGAACTTCGTGACTCAATGGGCGAGACCTCATCGAACTTTGGCTACAGCGCAGAACAGATCGAAGAAGCAGCAAGACAGTTCGGCAGCGCTGCCGAAAGTGTCGAGCGATCCTCTCATAGCATCGAAAAAAGCGTCTCAAACATTTCCACGGAGATTATTACCGGAGTCGTAGTAGGCGGGCTTCTCGCTGGCCTAGGGTACGCATTGGTCAAAGGAATATCCCACGCCAAGGAAAGTTACGATCACCTTTGGGCAAAGGAAGATATGGTGGATGCTCTCTTAGAGTTCGAGAAGAAGCACGACCTCCTCACCTACGACTTGATCCTTGATCGACTCTTCGTCAAGGGCTTGAATCTTAAGGACAGGCGCGAGATGCTAAACGAGTTAATCCACGAAAAGATTGTTCTGGAGCATCTCGAAGGCGGGCGTGAGCATCTCTCGGTCGATGTGCAGGGCAAAGCGCTCGAGGATTTTCGCGAACACGTTGATCAAGTGCGACAGAACCTTGATGATTTGGCCAGTGGCAAATGGAAGAAGAAGGGAGCAGCTGGCTTAGAGGAAGAATGAGGTCTTATTCTTCTAAGCCAGCTTCTGGACCGCCCCCTCTCTCAGTTGTCCTAAGGTTCCGCTTAGGGTTTGCGGTACCGGCAAAAACGACCGTTTGTGTCACATGTCCACTGTCTCTAGCCCCGGCCAAATTTTAATCGCCAACTCTGCGAGCGCAGCGCCTCGCTCTTCGATCGTATCCGTCCGGTCTGACTGGTGTTGACTTATTCTGCTGTCCAGCTCCACGGCATGAGGTCGTCCAGACGGTTCATCTTGTGGTCTGCGACGCGGGCGAGAACCCAGCGCAGCCA